TTTTTCTCTAATAACTTAATCAAGTCATTATCTGATTCTAAGTATGTTGATATATCAGACTTAAGTGTATATCGAAATGGTTCCCAACCATGTTCTTCTAATTCTTCTTGAGACATTTTACCAGTGTAATATTCCCACTTTGTTTTTTTCATGCGTAGATAATCATAGTTTGCTTTTTTAGAAGCAATCTTATGTTTAGTCAATATGGTAAGATATTTGTTGTGAAGTACTGGAATTCTAATGAGTTCTTTACCTGGTTCCGTTTGATCTATGATCGAATCAGATTCCCAGTTTTTTAATATTTGATCAAGATTTTCCATAATATAATAATAAAGTTAAGTTGTTGTAACAGTTAGATATTCGTACCTAAATGAAGCAGAAACAGTAATGATATCATCAGCCGATTGTGCAGTATCAAAATTAATATCTGAAAGAGATATTGGAAACATATTAACAAAGTTAACTCTGAGTATTGGATTATTTAGTGCTGAAAAAACAGTCAAAGTTGAGTCTGATAAGTTCTTAAATCTTGTATCAGGAGTGTACTGATTTTGAATTTCTGACAATCTATTTCTTTCTGCAAAACCTTGTGGAGATGCAATAGATAACATCCAGTTGTATAGTTGTAACCAAGATTGAAGTTCTTCATCAACTAGAAAATTAATATTAAATTCATTATACGATAATTTTGTACCAGGAGAATGTATATCCATCAATGGAGTACTCCACTGCACTTCTCCTAAACTGACTCCTGGAATATTAATTGATTGACAAAAATATTGAGTTGCACTAATTCTATCAAATACAAGCATGTATTTTGTAGGTTGAAGTAAATTAGTGTTTTGAGGTGTGCGTGTTACGGCTGTCATTTTTTAATTTCCACAATAGATTCAGATTCAATCATTACAATAATTTTATTAGTGATATTGATTTCACTTTGAATAATAGACATGCGTAATCGTAGTTCATCAAGCTGTTTCTTGTAGAACTCTAACTCTTTTTCTTTACGCTTTTTGAGATCAATAAGATCAGATATTAGTATTATTTCGCTCATACTAGTATTTATAATGCAAAAAAAAGAGGAGGAGATTTCTCTCCCCCTCCAAGAACACTCTTAATGGTGTTTTTATCAGTAACTCATTAAATTACATTAAATTTTTCACACCGAACAAACGATAGTACACATTGGTACGAGCATTCAATGCACCATTACCTGCTGTTAAGCCTTGTGCAAATGGGTTTGCAACCATACCATAACGTGTCTTGAATCCAATTTTTGGTTGGAATGTGAACTGATCAACTGCACGAACCATTTGCAATGGAACGTATGGGCAGTAGAAAAGACCAGCATCATAAGGTGATGAACCCTTATAACCAATTGTAACCAACTCTTGATTAGCTGTGTAACCACCAAAATATGGATCGATGTAAACTTTGATACGACCATGTAACATACCAGCAAATGTATTGCCTGTATCGTCAACTTGTAGGTCTGATTGTAGTGCTGGTGTGTATGATAGAACGCCAGCCATTGCCATAGCTGAAGCAACGTCTGAAGAAACGATCAATACATTACCTTTGCCTCTACGTGTCTGTTTTGCAATTACGTTAGCATCACGTTCAATTTGGAAAATCAAACCTTTGAAACGCTCAACTGACCAACGGCCGTTTGAGTCTGTATCTAAGTCAAAGTATCCTGGTGTTACTGTACCGTACTGAGCACCTGCAACAGCACATGTATAGATTGTACGGATAACTTCACGGTTGATCTCAGCAAGAATCTCTGTAGAAAGAATATTTGATAATTCTGTCTCAGCGTCAAGACCATGAATTGCCTTCAAGTCTTGTGCCAATTCTAATGAGTATTCAGCTTTCAAAGCACGAGATTGAGCAGTAACAGTAACTTTCTCAATACTGAATGCCATTTGCTGGAATGCATTACCTACATCTGAACCCAAGAACTCAGCATTTGCTGTTGGCATAGCAATACCAGTTGTTGTTGCTAATGATGCTGGATTTTGGAATGTGTTTGCTGTATCTGAAGTCTTTGTACCTTGGAATCCATATGGATTGTTAGCAGAACCAGAACCAGAGAACATTGTATTTGCTTCGTTGAAGAATGCCTCATCGCCTGATTGATTAGCATAACGAGCACGCATTGCAAAAATCAAACCTGTTGGGCCAGTCATTGGCTGAACGCCAGCAACATCATAAGCGATCAAGTTTGGCAATGAACGGCGAACCAATGAAATCAAGATTGGATCAAAGTTCTGAACTGCACCGCCAGTTACGTTTGTTGGACCACCGTCTGATGTCTCATTCAATGCTTGACGATCTTGTGACATTGCTTGGTGTTGATTTTCCAATACCAATGCTGTAACAGCACGCTTGTATGGATCTTTAATTGCTTCTAGTTCTGGATGGTTAAGAACTGGAGCCCATTTATTTTGTAGTTCTTCTGTCATAAACATGAGTGAATCTCCTTGTTTTTCTTATTTGTTAAGAGTTTTTGAAATTGTTTTTGCATATGCATTAATTGAAGGATCAAATGAACCTGAAACTTTCTTTGGTTCATCTTCAATGATGACTTCTTCATTCAATGTATTGCTGTTTGCATAGTTTACTTTGAAATATGATTCTTTCAATGTTTCAACCTTGCTAACAAATTCATCCTCAGTAGTAAATTCAATACTCTCTGCGAGTCCTTTTAATTTTTCTACTTGAGTCTGAGTTAGGCCTTCACACGCTGTGTAGATTGCCTCAATCTTTTTCTGTTCGTTTAATTCTTGCTTCAAACTAACATTGGTATTAATTTCCTCATTAAGAGATGCTTCTAACTCTGCAACTTTTGCTGCGAGTTCTTCAACAACATCAACTTTATCTTCTGGAACTTCAATGTAATTTTCAACAAAAAGATTATGTAAACCTGTCAAGAATTCTTCAGTGATTTCTGCACGGAGACCAGATTCAATAGCAACTTCATTTTCTGCCATCCACTCTGATGCCATGTAATCTAAGTATGCATCAACTTTTTCTGCCAATTCTTGCTTGACTTCTTCAACAGCAACTTCAAATTGCTCAATTAATTGATTCTCTGCTTCTGCGATAACTTCTTCTGCACGAGCAATAACTGCTGCTTCAAAAATCATGGTTGCTTTGGAAACAAACTCTTCTGAAAGATTTTCACCTTGCATCAAAGCATTGATATCTTCGCCGTATGACTGGAATGTTGCACCAGGATTTTTCATCATGGTTTGTGTTGGCATTTTGCCAGCAATACGATCACGAATATTTTCGTAATCTGTAGCAGATGTCTGTGTTGTCATTCTTAAATCTGAACGACCCATAGTCTCTTGTGGTTGACCTTTTAATGTTGTGTAACCAACGCCATCTTTCTCTGAACCAACTGGTGGTGTTGCACCTGGTGGTGTTGCTGATGGTGTACCTTTCAAATAATCTGGTAAATGATCATCTTGCATTTCTGGAGAATGGCCAACTAAACCGGCATCTTTCTCACCATATGCTACTGAAGTTGGTAATTTGTCATCGCCAACTTCACCTTTTGTGTGTGCGTCTTGACCACGTTGTCCACGCTTAGATGCAATATTTGCATCAAATGTTGATTTTGAATCTTCACCCAATAAGACTTCTTTAGCGGCTTCAGACAAATTAAAATTTCCCATTTTTGAAAATCTCCTTGATTTGTATTGTTTATTTATAATACTATGATTTTATAGTAGGTTTTATAATCGTTTTAGAAAGTTTTCAAATATTCTTAAACTAACTGCTTCGATATCTTTACTTGAAGCCTTGCGTACTTCTTGCAATGCTTGTGAGTATTGAACTTCTGTCCAAACGCCATCTACTAACATCCACTCTTTCCCTTCCATAATACCTTGCACAAATGCACCAGGCGCAGAAGGATCTGCTACAATATCAGCCGCTGTGGCTAGATAAAAATCTGGTTGAACTACATTAACACCGTTCACATTTTTCAATGAACCCATACCTCTAGAAGAAACACCTAATTGAGCACCACCTTCAATTAGATTTTTGGCAATATTACCCATTGGTGTTTCTAATATCTTTGCTTTACCGATCCATTGTGTACCATCTTCTTTTAAAGAAGTTATGATATGTG